CTTGAGTTTGAGGTTGAAGAGGAGATGACTGATGACTAATATAAATGCACGACCAATAATGGATTCAGGAGAATACGTAGAACTTTACTGTGAACTCTCAGAATATTTCTTTGAGAAATTAATAAGAGCAGAGTATAATGATACACCTTATGTTGTTGACACCAGAGATAGTAGTCACGAGTGTGTTCTAAAAGATGAGTATCAAGACATGTGGTGTGATACTGTTGATAAGGTAGACGAAATAATTAGTCTCTATATAAAAAGAGATGATGGTTTAGATATCTATGATAGAGAAAGGAGTGAGTGATGAGTAAAGTAAAAGATGAGATAAAAGAATTAGGCTTTCACGATAGCTATTACTCTGAAGGATTTAAAGAGGGGATACCTGTTATTAATTCTTTATTAAAAAAACATGGACTAAAAATACATACAAGGTTTATAGATGCTATCTCAGAACCTGAGTATAGGTGGCATATAAAAATAGAAAGGAGTGAGTGATGAAAGTATTAATTACAATGAAAGAGTTTGATGAATGGTTAGGGTCATGTCCAGTACCTTATACTACTTCCTGCTCTAATGATGGACTTACTGAATTATATGAATTTGATACATCAGAACTTAAAGATGTAGAAAAGGAGAGTGAGTGATGAAAATATGGGATGACTATGATGACTGTATCATAGGTGTAGGTACAAGATGTGGTATGCTGAGTGTATTTATCTATGACAAACAGAAAATGATAACCAAGTTGGTTAAAAGAGATGACATGTCTTATGAAGAAGCACTTGAGTTTATAGATTTTAATATTGAAGGTGCATATATAGGTGAAGACACACCTATACTTGTCAATCTTTTGACACCTGAGGAGATTAAAGATTACTTTGAAGAGTAATGTTGTAATAATACAACATAATACTGTCAGTAATTTGACTATGGTTGAATAAGTTTGACATAGTTTACAGAAAGCTGTATAATTTTCTTATATTTAACAAGGAGGTAACAAAAGATGATACCCAAAGAGACTTATGAAAAAGAAATACAATTATTAACTGAACAATTATATAATTCTTATAAGAAATTAAAAGAATTAAGAGAGGAAAATGATGAGCTTAAGGAAAAATTACAACGACAATAGTTTCTTTAATGATTTAGAACTACAATGTCCTACAAGTCATGATGTAGTTTTACAAGAAGGATTTTTGTCTACACTTATAGCATTTAGAATGGAGTATAATAAGCCTATGACTATTACTTCAGCGTGTCGTTCACAAGAACACAATGATTGGTTGAGGTCTCGTGGTTATCCTGCGAGTGCTAACTCATTCCATAAAATAGGTAATACAAAATACAACACAGATACATGTGCAGTTGATGTCGCATGTTCAGATGGTGTATCTCGCAAGGACTTAGTTGAACTTGCCTTGAAACGAGGGTGGTCTGTTGGTGTGGCTAAGACATTCATACACATAGATAGGCGAAGTGACTACACAGAACTCCCCCAAGTTCTGTATGTATATTAATCTTAAACAGAAAGAAAAAAATTATGATTGAAAGTTTGGTAATAGGTTTTGTATTTAATCTTTACTCGTTAAACAATGCAGACTTCTTCCATCAACGAGCTAGTAACGATAAGACTATGAATTGTAAGTGGGAATATGTAGGTAAGACTACACCCAACCCAGTTAATCCTAGCCTTACATTACTAGGTAATGTTTACTATAAACAAAAATGTATAACAAAGGAGAATAGATAATGATAAATGAATTCATAATACTAATGATATTGAATACACCCATAGGAGAAAAGGAAGTTTATGTTGGTAAAATTCCTGACTGTTCTTATAGTCAATCTGTATTTGAAAGATATAAACAAAAAGAAGAAAATGCAACAGGTTATATATGTATTACTAATGAAGTATGGAAACATAGAAAACCTTATCTCAAAGAGTTAACACCTACCCAAGCAAAAAAGGTAGAAGAAATTAGAGAGGTACTACCAGATATAAAACCAAAACCTCTTGTACCTTTGAAGAGAAGAGAAGATATTAAAAGGGACTACAACTATCAGTACCAACCTAATTGTGGTAGTGGTTTTAAGAAGGAGTATAGATGAGCAAGATAGATTTAGTAAATAACCCACCTCATTACAATAAACATGGGGTGGAATGTATAGATGCAATACAAGCATCAATGACTGAAGAAGAATTTAAAGGTTACTTAAAAGGTAACAACTTAAAATATTTGTGGCGATACAATTACAAGGGTAAACCTTTGGAAGATTTGCAAAAAGCAAAATGGTATCTTGACAAATTAATTAAAGTAGTTCATAATGCAGAACTAAAAAGAAAACAATTAATTATGAAAGGGTTTAAAGAGGGTGCACATGACTATGAAATATAAAACTTATGACGAACTACCTACATCTATTACTGATTTTGTTTTAACTGCAAGTGGGGAAAGCAACATTAAGTCTCTTAGCCTACATGATATTAATACTTTTATAGAAGGAATAGAAGACTATGGACAAAGACCAGAAAGAAGAACTAACGACTGACTTCTACAAGCAAGTTATTGTCTTGCTAAAAAAGAATGATGAGCCTGAAGCATTGTATGTGATGGCAAGAGTTCTATCTTTGTTAGCAATAACAAAAGCTGAAGAACAGATATATGGATTCTTAACAATACAGAATGCATTGAATGATGCTATGCAGGAACTTATTGAAATAGACTTGGAGAAACAAGGTAAGTTACCACCTGCTGAAGAAGATTTTGATGATAGCTTTGATAAGCTAACAAACAAAAAAAATAAATCAACATTACATTAGGGGGTAATATGTTACAGAATGAAAGTCAATTTGTTAAGCATGAGAACTGTCCAAAGTGTGGCAGTAAAAATAACTTAGGTAGATACAGTGATGGACATGCTTATTGTTTCACACCTGACTGTGGTTACCACGAGAAAGGAGAAGGAGAAGTGATACCAATGACAAACACACACAATAATACATACAGTAGCCTATCTACTGGACAGACTACATCTTTGAGAGATAGAAATATATCTCAAGAGACTGCTAGAAAATATGGTGTGACTACTATTACTAACAATGGTATGGTTACAAAACATATCTATCCATTTTATGATGGCTCTAGGAAACATGTAGCCAATAAGATTAGAACCTTACCTAAAGAGTTTACTGCTCAAGGTAACTTTGGTTCAGCACAATTGTTTGGACAACATTTATTTCCTGAAGGTTCATGTAAGTATCTTACTATATGTGAGGGAGAATGTGATGCCTTATCTGCCTATGAAATGATGGGTTCTAAATGGGCAAGTGTTTCCATTAAGAATGGAGTAGCTTCAGCAGTCAGAGATTGTAAACATAACTTTGAATATCTTAATAGCTTTGAGAATATAGTTATCTGTTTTGATAGTGACGAGATAGGCAGAGCAACTGCAAGTAAAGTCGCTGAACTATTTTCACCTAACAAATGTAAGGTCGTTAACCTTGACTTGAAAGATGCTAATGAGTATCTAAAAACTGGCAAGAGAGAACACTTCATGAGAGACTGGTGGAATGCTAAGTCATTTACTCCTGCAGGTATTGTTACCTTTGATGATATACAAGATACCTTGTGGGATGAGAAAGAAGTACACTCTATTTCATATCCATATGAGGGACTCAATAAAAAACTTTATGGTATGAGAGTGGGAGAACTTGTTACTCTTACATCAGGTACTGGTATGGGTAAGTCTTCTCTACTTAGAGAATTAGTTTATCATATCTGGAAAAATACTGAGGACAGTATTGGTCTGATGTTTCTTGAAGAAGAACACAAGAGAACTTTCAGAGGACTCGTAGGTATACATGTTAACAAACAGTTACATAAACCTGAGGAGTGGAAGAAACAATCTAAAGAAGACTTACATAAATGGTCTGCAGAAATGAAGGGTAATAGGTTAGTTATCTATGACCACTTTGGTTCTATGGAAGATGATGATGTCATTAATCGTATACGATACATGGCTAAAGGTTGTGACTGTAAGTGGATTGTCCTTGACCATTTGAGTTTGATTATCTCAGGTAGAGATGATGGTAATGAAAGAAAAGCTATTGACATGCTGATGACTAAGCTCAGAAGTTTATGTTCAGAAGTTAAGATTGGTATCATACTTGCCTGTCACTTACGAAGACTTGATAATGATAAAGGACATGAAGAAGGTAAGCAGGTATCTCTATCACATCTTAGAGGTTCGCATTCAATCGCACAACTTAGTGATGCAGTGATTGGTATGGAAAGAAACCAACAAGATGAAGATGAGATAGCAAGTAACACTTCAACCATTAGAGTCTTAAAGAATAGATATGCAGGTACAACTGGTGTAGCTTCTTATTTATTATGGTCAGATGAGAATGGTAGAATGAGTGAGATTGAAAACCCTTTTAAGGAGAAAGATGAAAATGACTTTAGAACCTAAGAAAAAAGACAGAAAGAAATTTGATATTGACTTAGCTTATGGCAAGGTCAGAGAAGATTCTATCAAAGACATGCTACAAAATAAAAAGATTGAAGTTAAATCTGAGAGAGATGTCTGGCAAAAAACAGGCAACATAGCTATAGAGTATGAGAGTTATGGCAAGCCATCAGGTATCGCTGCAACTGAAGCTGACTACTGGTTTCATAACTTATGTGTAGGTAAAAAAACTTATGCAACTCTAGTCTTTGAAGTAGATTCTCTTAAAGAAATATTAGAATCTTTACCTAATAAAATATCTGTGAAGGGTGGTGACCACTTTGCTTCACGAATGTACTTAATAAATTTACAAAAACTATTTGACATAAAAACAATTAAGGAGTATGTTAATATAAAATGAATATAATTGTAGACATAGAAACAGACTCATTAGATGCGACAATAATATATTGTATTGTTGCAAAGAACATTGAGTCAGGGGATACCTATGCCTTTGTTGGGGATGATTGCTATACAAAGTTTCCTAAGTTTATAGAGAAACATGCAGAGAAAATCATCATGCATAATGGAGTAGGGTTTGATGCTCCAGTATTAAATAAATTAACTGATACAAATATAAAGCTATCTCAAATAGAAGATACTTTAATTATGTCTCAGCTATATAACCCTGAAAGAGAAGGAGGACACTCACTAGATTCTTGGGGTAAAAGATTAGGCATGGGCAAGATAGACTTCCATGACTTCTCAGGATTTAGTAATGAGATGTTGACTTATTGCAAACGAGATGTTGACTTAACACATAAAGTTTATAATCATTTAAGGCTTGAAGGTAAAAAGTTTTCACTTGAGTCCTTAAGATTAGAGCATGACATTAGAGCAATTATTACCAGACAAGAGAAGAATGGATTTTATTTAGACCAACAGAAAGCTACAAGTTTACATGCACAGTTAACAGATAAAGCTGAACAACTAGAAAATAAAGTGCATGAAACTTTCCCTCCCTTAAAAAGAGAGGAAGAGTTTACACCAAAGGTAAATAACAAAAGTCGTGGGTATGTTAAGGGTGAACCCTTTATCAAAGTAACTTATGAGAATTTTAATCTTGCATCTCGTAAGCAGATAGCTGAAAGACTTATGATGTTAGGTTGGAAACCTAAAAAGTTTACTGATAAGAACTCTCCTATTGTAGACGAGAGTGTGCTATCTAAGATTGAAGATGTACCTGAAGCTAAACTAATAGCAGAGTATTTGTTATTAAAGAAAAGAACTTCACAAATATCTTCGTGGATAGATGAAGTTAATCCAAAGACAAATAAAGTACATGGTCGTGTATTAACATTGAGATGTGTGTCAGGTCGTATGAGTCATACTAAACCTAACATGGCTCAGATACCTGCAGTGTACTCACCTTATGGTAATGAGTGTAGGTCTTGTTGGACTACTGACAAGCCTGATACTCATGTTATCTTTGGTACTGATGCAAGTGGATTAGAACTTAGATTACTTGCACACTTTATTGATACACCCTCATACACACATGAGATATTAAATGGAGATATACATACAAGAAACATGAACATGGCAGGACTTACCAACAGAGACCAAGCAAAAACTTTTATCTATGCATTTTTGTATGGAGCAGGAGCAATGAAGGTTTCATCTATCGTAGGTTCTAAAGATGCTAGTGTAGGTAAGAAACTTATAAACAAATTTTTATCTGAGCTACCTAAACTTAAATCATTTCGTGCTCAAGTAGAACAAGCAGGTGCATCTGGTAGAGTCTTAGGACTAGATGGTAGATTGTTTCCTGTTAGGTCTGCACATAAAGCAGTGAACACTGTTATACAAGGAGCAGGTGCTATTGCATGTAAGGTATGGTTAAGAAATATGATAAGACATATTTATCAAAAAGGTTTGGATGTTAATCTTGTTGCTTCAATACATGATGAGTATCAGTTTGAAGTTAATAAGAATGACGTACAAAAAATGGGAGAGGTTGTGAAACTGTCAATCAATGAGACAACTGAACAACTTAATCTTAAATGTCCACTTGATGCTGAGTTTAAGATAGGCAGTAACTGGGCAGAGACACACTAATAAATAATTATTTTTATTAGGTGTTGACAATGTATTAGGACATAAGTTATAATACATAATTAAAGATAGTCGTAGTTAATACGACATAATAACAACTAACAAGGAGAATATATGACTGTTATAAATGGTAAAGCCTACTGGGCATCTGTAGTATCACCTAACACTACGTTTGATTCTGATGGTGTCTATACTTTAGACTTATCTCTTGATTCTAAGAACAAAAAGATTGCTGAATCAGATGGTCTTAAGATTAAAAACAAAGGAGATGAGAAAGGAGACTTTGTTACTATCAAAAGAAAAGCTAAAAGAAAAGATGGTAGCCTTAACAAAGCACCTGATGTCATTGATAATATGAAGAGACCTCTTGAAGGAACTCTAATTGGTAATGGTTCTGCTGTAAATGTTTTATATAAAACATATGAGTGGGTGCATAAACCAACAGGTAATACTGGAGTGAGTGCAGACTTACAAGCAGTACAAGTTGTGGACTTAGTTCCTTATGCAGGAGACGAATCAGCTTCAGCATTTGAGGAAATTCCAGATGGAAGTGTAGTAACTTCATCTACAACTTCTAAGCAGGAGTTCGCTGAGATACCTGTCTAGCTTTATTAATCTTTAAATACATAGGGGTGTAGCTAATAACTCACCCCTATTTTTTTCTATGAAACAGATTGAAACTTTAGTACAAGATATGTATGACAGTATATCTAATGGAGTCCANCCTAAAAAGGAAGACATAGATTTAATGTGTGAGAATGTAGGTAAAGCTATACATATGTTATTTAATACAAGGTCAGAAAATAATAACTTAAGAATGTCACAGATAGGAAAGCCTGACAGACAAGTTTGGTATAAATCAAAAGATGTTCAGAAAGAAAACCTACCTGCTTGGGTAAAGATAAAGTTTACATATGGGCATATCCTTGAGGAACTTTTATTATTACTTGCTAAAACTGCAGGACATGAAGTTAAGAATGAACAATTAGAAGTAGACATTGAGGGTATCAAAGGACACCAAGATTGTGAGATAGATGGTGTTGTTACAGACTGTAAGTCTGCAAGTGCTTACTCATTTAAAAAATTTTTAAATCGTTCATTAATAAATGATGACCCCTTTGGTTATATTGCACAGCTATCAGGTTACGTTGAAGCTCAAGGCAAAGATAAGGGAGCATTCTTAGCTATTGATAAACAAAGTGGTAGACTTGCACTGATGCAGGTCCATAATATGGAGATGATAAATGCAAAAGATAGGGTCGTACATCTTAAAGATGTTGTCGCAGATGATAAAATACCTAGCAAATGTTATGATGATATTCCTGATGGTATGTCTGGCAACAGGAAACTTGCTGTTAGCTGTTCCTACTGTGATTATAAAATTGATTGTTGGTCAGATGCTAACAATGGGACAGGTCTTAGAAAATTTATCTATGCGAATGGACCAAGATACTTAACAACAGTATCAAAAGTTCCTGATGTAAAAGAGGTTGAATTAGATGATGTTGGTTAGTGTATTTGAATTACTCGCTGCGATTAGTGCAGTAGTTACTGTATGGGTGTATGGTAATAAAGATAACTATGCACCTTTATATGGGATGGTTTCAAATATAATATGGATTACATGGTCAGTAATGTCTAACAGTTTATTTATGCTAATCATGTGTATTGTCTTTACAGGTTTACACATTAGAAATTATTTTAACATGAGAAAAATTAAATGAAATTTAGAAGTGGTTCAGAAAAAAAGGTTTATGAATTTTTTAAATCAAAAAAAATAAAAGTTAAATATGAACCTGAGAAATTTAAATATGAATGGCATGAACACAAGACTTATTGTCCTGACTTCATGCTACCTAATAATACTTATATAGAAGTTAAAGGTAGACTAACAATTGAAATGAGAAAGAAACATTTATTTTTTAGGAATAGTAATCCTGATATTATAGTTAGGTTTGCATTTGATAATCCTAATAAGAAGTTGAACAAGGGTGGCACAATGACGTATGCAGGGTGGTGTGTTAAGCATGACTTTGACTACTGTAAAATTAGTGATGGCATTCCTAAACAATGGTACAATGGTAAGCAATGAACAATTCTTTCAGACAATTGAAAATTATTTTATCAGTGACACAAGTCCTGAGAGAACTCTATTCTTGGCAGTTATTTTACAAGCATTACTTGATGCTACACAAAAAGATACAAGAGACATTGAGAGTTCAAGATATAAAAGAGAAGCTGTGCTTTGGTTTACAACAAAGTTTGGTGAGGTAAAAAAGAATTTTGATTATGTATGTGGTTGTGCAAACATAGAGCCTTCTTATATGAGAAGGATTGCATTAGAAATACTTAATTCAAAAAGAACTAGCTTTATTCGTGGACATATCAATGCGATATTGACACATAGAGATAGCTATGATAGAATACGTAACTTAAACAATAAACAAAAAGGGGTTAAATAATTATGAATAGTAACACACTTCCAACAGAATACCAAAACTACATTGCAATATCAAGATATGCAAGGTGGTTAGAAAAAGAAAATAGAAGAGAGACTTGGCAAGAAACTGTTGATAGATATGTTTCTTATATGGCTGATAGATATAAACAGATTACTAAAAAAGAAATATCTAAAGATGAATATGACAGATGGTTTAATGCTATACTTATGTTGGATGTGATGCCCTCAATGAGAGCACTAATGACTGCAGGACCTGCACTTGACAAAGATAATATTGCAGGATTTAATTGTTCATATGTAGCTATTGATAATGTAAGAACCTTTGATGAGATAATGTATGTACTTATGTGTGGCACAGGTGTGGGGTTTAGTGTTGAGAGACAGTACACCAGTAAGCTACCTACTATTGAAGAAGAGTTTCATAAGACTGACACAGTTATTAAAGTAAAAGATAGTAAAATTGGTTGGGCAAAATCCTATAGAGAATTAATTGCTATGTTGTATGCAGGACAAATCCCTGAGTTTGATGTGTCATTAGTTAGAAAAGCAGGAGAGAAACTAAAAACATTTGGAGGTAGAGCCAGTGGTCCTAAACCTTTGGTTGACTTATTTAATTTTACTGTTGAAACTTTTAAGATAGCTAAAGGTAGAAAGTTAAACTCTCTTGAGTGTCATGACATTGTATGTAAGATAGCTGACGTTGTTGTCTGTGGAGGTGTAAGACGTTCAGCTTTAATTAGTTTGTCTAATCTATCTGACCTACGTATGAGAGATGCTAAGACTGGACAATGGTGGGATGATAATCCACAAAGAAGTTATTCTAATAACTCTGTTGCATATACTGAGATGCCTGACATAGGTACATTCATGAAAGAATGGGTGTCATTATATGATTCAAAGTCTGGAGAACGTGGTATCTTTAATAGAGTTGCTTCACAAAAAATGGCAACACGTTCAGGTAGAAGAGATGGTGACCATGAGTTTGGCACAAACCCCTGTTCAGAAATAGTATTACGTAATAAACAAACGTGTAACTTAAGTGAAGTTGTAGTTAGACCTTCAGATAAGATTGAAGATTTAAAAAAGAAAGTAGAGATAGCTACTATCTTTGGTACATTACAATCTACTCTTACTAATTTTAGATATGTTACTAAAAAATGGAAAGAGAACACTGAAGAAGAAAGATTATTAGGTGTATCTCTTACTGGTATCATGGACCATAAGATATTATCAGGAGAAATTTTTAATAAACAAGTTCTTAAAGATATGTTAATAGAGTTAAAAGAACATGCTATTAAAGTAAATAAAGAATGGGCAGACAAACTAGGTATCAATCAATCTACTGCTATTACTTGTGTTAAACCTTCAGGAACTGTATCACAACTTGTTGATTCAGCTTCAGGTATACACCCTAGATATTCTTCTTACTATCTTAGAACTGTAAGAGCAGATAAGAAAGACCCTTTATGTGACATGATGTTAGAGAAAGGTTTCTATGGAGAAGATGATGTTATGAAACCTAATGATACTAAAGTATTTTATTTCCCTATGAAAGCTCCACAGCATTCAGTTATGAGAGATACAATGAGTGCATTAGAACAGTTAGAAGTATGGAAGGTATATCAATTAAATTGGTGTGAACATAAACCTTCTATTACTGTATATGTAAAAGAAAATGAATGGTTAAAGGTAGGTGCATGGGTGTATGAAAACTTTGAAATATGTAGTGGAGTTTCTTTCTTACCTCACTCTGAACATAGCTATCAACAAGCACCTTATCAAGAAGTAGATGAGAAGACTTACAAAGAGTGGTTAGCTAAGACACCTAAGAATATTAACTGGATGGACTTAGTAAATTATGAAACTGAAGATACAACAACCTCTTCAAAAGAACTTGCTTGTACTGCAGGTGCTTGTGAAATAGTTTAAAGAGGTTGACTTTATTTTAGGAAAGGAGTATAATACTATTATGTTAATCAGAAGTAGACAAACAGCTCATGAGTATGAGTGGTTAAGACCCTTAGAATTAAATAAAACTAACTTTTGTTTTATAGGTTATGACCATAGAGAAGACATTGCATATAGAGTTTGTGAACATTCTTTATTAAGAAGAAGTTCACGACCCCTAACTGTAATTGATTTAAATTATAAAGCATTAAGAGGTGCAGAATTATTCTCAAGAGAATGGACTGAAGACTCAGAAGGACAAAGAATGGATGTCATAGATGACAAGCCTTTCTCAACTGAGTTTAGTCATACTCGTTTCTTAGCACCTGAAATTGCTAGAGTAAATGATATAACTAAAGGTTGGATATTATTTTGTGACTGTGACTTTTTATTTTTAGAAGATGTAGATAAGTTATTTAAATTTGTTGAGACTACATATCCTAATCATGCTGCTGCTTGTGTTAAGTTTGATTGGCAACCTAAAGAATCTGAAAAGATGGATGGACAAAAACAGTTAGCATATGAAAAGAAACTATGGTCTTCTCTTATGTTAATTAATATGGGACATAAAGATACTAAAAAACTAACAACTGAATATGTTAATACAGCTAAAGGTTTAGACTTACATCAATTTAAATGGACAACTGATGACCAGATAGGAGCCATTCCTTCTTGTTGGAATTATATACCAGATATAACTCCTATGTCTGAGTCACCTTCAGCTATACATTATTCATTAGGTGGTCCTTGGTTTGGTGGTAAGTTTGAGAACATGCAATTTGCACAAGACTGGCATGATGAAAGATTATTATATCAAACAACTATTCCTGGAAACATAGGAGATTGGGTAAGGTTAATGAGATGAGTAAAGATAATATAAATATTGTAACTTCTTTTAGTAAGAAAGGTTGGGCAACATATGGTAAACTTATGGTTGATTCTTGTGTTAAGTATTTATCAGATGACTTACATCTTACAGTTTTCTATCACGACTTTGATGAAGAAACAATTAAAGAGTTTCCTAAAACTGATAAGATAACTTTTGAAAATTTAAATAGATGTACTGATATGATTCAGTATAGACAAGAGATGGTAAGGCATGATGGCACACAAGGTGGCAAGATGCCCTACAATTGGAGATTAGATGCCATTAAATGGTGTCACAAAGTGTATGCCTTAACTGACTTCTCCTTCAAGTTGGTTAAAGAAGGTGTGCAAGTAGGTTGGGTAGTATGGTTAGATGCTGACGTTATCCTGAAGAAACCTTTATCTAAGAAGGACTTGTTTAGAATTATTCCCCTTGGTTCTGAGCTTGTCCATCTTGGTAGGAAAGATGTTGATTATAGTGAGACATCCTTCATGGCTTTTAATTTAAATACTACCCCACCTTTTGATTTACTAGCAGACATGAGAGGAATATATAATAGTCATGAAGTTCTAGCTTATAGAGAATGGCATGATGGTTTTATATTTGAAAGATTATTTAATATTTATGGAGCACATGGGTTAAAGAAGCATAGCTTAACACCAGAAGTAAATGGGTTAGATGCTTTTAATAACTCTCCTCTTACAGAATACTTAGAACATTATAAAGGCAATAGAAAACAGGAGCTATCAAATGAAACTACCCCTGATGTTACTGGTCCAAAGCGATACCAACAAATTGCTACAATTATCAGACACTATAAATTTTCAAGATTTCTTGAAACAGGTACATGGAATGGTGGTCGTGCAATTGAAATGGCATTGGCAGCTTTTGACAATGTAGATAAAGTACATTACAAAGGCTATGATTTATTTGAAGATGCAGATGAGTTTACTGACAAGACTGAAATGAATACCAAGCCACATAATCTTTACAAAGCAGTAGAGAAAAGACTAAATGATTTTAAAGAACATGTTAAGAAAAACTTTAAAAAAGAATTTACTTTTGAATTAGTTAAAGGTAATACCAAAGAAACTTTAACTGAACAAAAAGATTTTGACTTAGCTTACTTAGATGGTGGGCATAGTGAAGACACAGTACAACATGATTACAATATGACTAAGACATTTCCTATTGTAATCTTTGATGACTTCTTTACTAAAGATGTAGATGGAAAAGAAGTTGTTGAAGAACATCAAGGAACTAATAAAGTATTTAATGCCTTAGATAATAAGCTAAGAAGAAAAGTCTTACCTTCTCAAGACCCTGTTATGGGTGGAGGTATCACTCATCTAGGTGTTGTTATACATGATAACAAACTAGACGAACTACCATCAGTTCTAAAAGAAGTACCTATTATAGTTAAACCTAAAGACTGTATGCCAGTAGATGACATCAGGAAAAACATTAAAGAAAATGTTAAGGCTATGAACTCATGGTTAGAAAAATGCAAACCTAATGGAGAGACATTAAATATTGTTTCAGGTGGTCCTTCTTTTCTAAAGCATATAGACTATTTAAAAGAAACTAAAGATAAAATAATATGTGTTAAACATTCCCTTCCTATGTTATTAGAACAGGGGATTATACCTTGGGGTTGTAACATACTTGACCCTAGACCTATTGAAGGAACAAGTACACATGGTATTGTACGTAAAGATTTATTTAAAGTTGTACCAAAAGAAACTAATTTCTTTGTATCATCTATGACAGATGTATCTGTAATACAATTATTAAAAAAATCTAATGCAACTATAGTAGGTTGGAATGCTTACTCAGATGCTATTGTTGAAAAAGAAAAAGATGGTAAGGTTGTCATCCCTAAAGAACTAGGCATACCACAGAATGCTACACTACTTACAGGTGGCACATGTGCAGCTATGAGAGCCATTAGTGTAGGACATACATTAGGTTTTAGAAACTTTAAACTATTTGGATTTGATTGCTCAGTGCCTGAACCAAAAGACAAGACTGAAGTAGATGGTACAGGTAAACAAAAGTATCTACATGTAGTTACTAATGGTAAAAAGTTTTGGACTACTGGTGAACTATTGGCTATGGCACAAGACGTAGAAAAATTATTACAAAGAACAGATGTAGATATGTACATGGAATTTTATGGAGAAGATACATTAGTTTCTGAGTTATGGAAATTACAACAACCACAAAGGCTACCTGATTATGGCACTACACTCAGCAGTAATACTTAAAGATTTCTTAGATGAAAGAGGTTGTAAAACCATTCATCAAAGTGTTCTTAACTTAGAAGAGTCTTGGACTCATTATAATAATCGTCTGTCATTAGGTTCAGGTAGAGAACTTATAGATAGTAATGGAGCTTATGAAGATAGGTGTTTAAAAAATAATCCTATTGTCTTTGAAAAGTTTCCTTCTTTATTATATAAGATACAGAAAGCATTGACTATGTTATATGTAGACAAGCCTGAGTTTAATAATACAACTTCAACTCCAGGGTTTGAAATCATAGACGAAGATGGAACTTATTATAATTTAGGATTAAATGCACAGTTTTATTTTACTGTGCCTATACATGTAGGTAACTCTCATTGTGGTTTATTTTATATTAATAAAATAAATAATAAAAAAGAATACTTTCCTCTTCACGAAGGTTACTTTTATTTTCATACCAAACCTCTACATAAAAGGTACGAAAAGTTATCCCCAGAAAATACTTTAATATGCTTAGAAGGCAAGGGAGCTGTGGATAAAAATAATAAAATAACTCTTTTCTTTTAAACTATTTTGTGTTATTATACACACTATAAGGAGTACGAATATGTTTTTAAATTTACTAGCACCTATACTAGGCAAGGTTCTTGATAGAGTAATACCTGACAAAGCTGGACAACAAAAGGCTATGCAGGAATTAAACAAGGCACTTGTGACACACTCAGCAGATATTGAAAAAGCTGCTGCTTCTGTTGTCGTTGCTGAAGCTAAAGGTGAGGGTTGGTTACAACGTAATTGGAGACCTTTAACAATGTTATCTTTTTTAGGATTGCTATTCTTATATTGGTTTGGGGTTCACCCTGAAAACTTATCTGACCAAGTGGTAATGAAACTGTTTGATTTACTACAGATTGGTATAGGTGGTTACATTATAAGTAGAGGTGCTGAGAAAGGTATTAAAACTTGGAAGGAAAAATAATATGAATACATGGACACAACCAACTATCGCAGAAATATCTGTAGGTTTAGAAATTAATTCTTATGCTTGTGCTGAAAAGTAAATAGTATAAAACAAACTAAAAAAAAACCCCTAGCTATTAAGTTAACTAGGGGTTTTTTTATGTAAGCCTATATCACAGTTGGCTACTTATTTTTATCCTTATAATCTTTTACTGCTGCTTTGATTGCATCTTCAGCAAGAACAGAACAATGAATCTTAACTGGAGGTAAGGCTAGATGCTTTGCTATCTCAGTGTTCTTTATCTTATTAGCTTCATCTATGTTCTTTCCCTTAACCCATTCAGTTATTAGTGAGCTTGAAGCTATCGCTGACCCACATCCAAATGTTTTAAACTTAGCATCTTGAATAACACCTTCATCACCTACCTTAATTTGTAGTTTCATTACATCACCACAGGCAGGAGCACCTACTAATCCAGTGCCTACCTCTGCAGAATCTTTATCCATTGAGCCTACATTTCTAGGCTTTTCGTAATGGTCTAATAGTTCTTTACTATATGTCATACTCCAAAACTTTCTCCACATCCACAACTACTTGTTGCATTAGGATTTTGTAGTTCTAAAAAGCTACCAAATATTTGTTGTTTATATTCAATAGTCATGCCTGTTAAGTATAATAAGCTAGACCTATCAAGCAATAAAGTAAACCCATCAAAGTCAACATGCTCATCAGAGTCCTGTATTATATCATCAAATGACCAATCATATTTAAATCCAGCACAGCCACCACCCTTAACTTCAAGACGAACATATTTTTTATTGTTGTCGCTAGTTAATTTATTTAAATGGTCTTTAGCTGCCTGTGTTAAATTAATTAAGTTCATATTAGATTTGTTAAATTAAAATATTGTAAAACATCAATCACTATCTCAAAACAATGTAGACATATTTCAATGACTAAAAGAACTAATGCTATATTAATTTTATCCATGTGTAAACCATACCTAATGCTGCACCTACAATAAACAACATCTTGATAGCACCTGAACCTCTAGCTAAATCTGCTCTGAGTCCTGATATAATCTCTGTTTGTTTATTAATTAATTCAAAAGCAACTTCTAGTTTATTAGCAACCTCTTTGTGTTGCTCTTCATTACGTGCTTCTAATGCAGCTAGTCGTGCTTCTAATGAATCTCTACTATTCATCTGCTTCTTCTCCTAATAATTGTTTGTTTATATATTTATTATATATGCCTTGTAAAATATCTACGTCTACTTCAGGAACTTGTTTCTCTATTATATTTATAAAGTTAGTTGGTGTTAGTATTTTTTTTGGTATAAACATATAATTATCATATATTATACTGTTTATTAAAGGATTACTTTTAACTCTATCTGAGTAACCTGCCCTTTCAATAGCAGTTTGCATATCTTCTTTAGACATACCTGTGTCCATTAAATTGTTTTGAAACTTTGCAAAATTTCTAGCCATTCTAAACTCATTAAATATTTCTTTCTCATACATATTATAAACATTTTGAGGATTTAATTCTGTTTGGTCTCTTAATTTTTTAGCTACTTGTTTAGGAGGGGTACCAATTAATCTTACAAAATCATTAACTTTATAAGCATATAGTTTACTAAGATTAAGTTTTTGTGGACCAATACCTGTAATGTTTTTTAATAATTCTAAATCAAAAGGTTTAGGTGAACCATCTTTTGTTAATCCCATTCCTTTTTTTTGTTCACTTAGACCTGCTTGAATAAGAGTATATAAACTTTCTAAAGTTCCAGGTGTTACAGGTCCTATTAATTCACCAACAACTTTACTAAATTTTTGAGGGACAGTATCACTTCTTTGAAATACAGGTTTTGTTAATGAACCACCTATTTCATCTTCTCTCATTGTGCTTAATAAAACATTTAACAATGCTTTTGATACCATTGTTTCTTGTAGAAAAGGAGAGAAAAAAGCTTTAGTGCTATCTTTAGAAGCTTTCGCAATAGCTGCTGCAACATTATCATAATCTTTATTTTTTTGATAAGAAACATATGCAGCATTGAAAGGTTCTCTCCACATTGCATAAGGGTTAGTGTATGCCATATTATTTATAGTCAACATAACATCACCATTATTAGCAAACTCTAATGGACTTAAATAATATATATCACCTGTCTTTAAATATTCAGGTAATAATTCTTTAATACCTATATCAGCTTCATCAGATATATTATTTTTTAACCTTGATTTAATAGATAGATAACTAGGTAAACCTAAAACTGCAGCAAATGAACCTAATCTTGCCATACCTGTTTGAGTTAATAAAACATTACCTGTAGCAGCACCATCTAATATTTCTTGATAACCTCTTCTTAATATACTCATACCACTTCTAACAGACTCAGCAGCAAATGTTATAAAGTTACCAAAGAAAGGTAATCTTCTAAACATTTGAATACCACGAGGAGTTAAGTTATAGTTAGGCATGGTGTCCCTAGCAATAGTTAATGCTCTATCTACAGCTTCTTGAGGGGCATCTAGTAAAGAGTTATAGGGTCCAGTAGAGTTTTTATATATTTTTTTATATCTATTTAATTCAGAAAAAAAACCTGCTAGTTTAAAAATGTTATCTTCAAAAGCATATGCTTTAGATATTTTTGAGACAGGTTTAAATATTTTAGAAAAAAAGTTTTCCATATCTCCAGGACCTTTTATATCGTCTAATGTTTTTCTTAAAATATTATAGTCAACACTACTATTTAATAAACCATTTTCTAAAAGATACTCTGTTATATTATCAAAGTTTTTTCTATCAGTAAAATAATCTTTCATTACTTTTACAGTTTTATAAAAACCACTTATATTACCATTAGCTAATGTAGAGATAGCAGCACCACTCATATTTCTTAAATGTGTTATGTGAGATAAAACTGTTTTTGCTAATTGAGATGAAGATTTATACATTAAGTAAGGTCTAGTAAATACTGCATTTAAAACACCATCACCTATACCTGCAATTTCTATACCATCTTGAACTGCTCTTGTAAAAACTTTATTACTAAACAAACCTTGAAAAGGACTTTTAATAGGACCTGACTTACCTAAATCTTTAACGTCAACAGTATATTGACTACCTAATGCTTGAGGTGTTTTTAATGCTATACCTTCTTTTAAAGCATAATCTGATAAATCTTTATATAACTTATAATCATTCAGCATATTAGATAGTTTAGAATATGTCTGTGCAAAATTAGCAAAGGGGTCTTCTATCTCACCCATCATTGCTCTAAGTTCAGGTATAATATCTTTTCTTTTTTTAAGTGCTTTACTATCTGTAGTAAATTTAATTTTATTATCACCTATAGAATCTATAACATCATTTAATTTTAAATCTGCTTTGTCAATAATACTATTTAATAAACCTTCTATCTGTTCATCACTAGCTTTTTTGTTTATACTTTTTAATGCTTCTCTTGCTCTTTGAATTGTTAAAGGATTTTTTTGTCTAATATTTTTAGAATATTTAGGGTCAGTATATAATAAATAACTTCTATTTAAATATGTTCCTATATTATTATCTATTTTTGCTGCAAGTTTTTCATCAACTGCACCAGTTTCAATAAGTTCTTTAGATAACTTATCAATAACTTTTCTCATCTGTGTTATAGAATTACCTACATTTTTATATAGAGTACGCACAATACCAACTTGTTCACCACCTGCTAAAGCATCATTAATTAATTTACTTTGTTTATCTGTTAATTTAGTTGTACCAAAATCTTCTTTAATTGATTTTTGTAAATCTCTAATTGCTTTCTCTATATCTTTTTGAATTATTTCTTTTTTACCTTTATTTTTTAAGAACATGTTAAACATTTCATCAGTCATGCCTTGTCTTGAGGTAAAATTCTTTTTAAAGAAACCTATATCTTCACTCATCTTTGAAGCAATAGTAGTACTACCATCAGCATTTTTAAATAATTCTTGTTTTATTATAGGTCTTTTTGGTTTACTTAATTTATAAGTTATAGTTGCTCCACCTCTAAAACCTTTTTCACCTACCTTTTCAATTTTACCAAACTGTTGTTTAAGATTAGACTCAAAATTTTCTTGACTCATCTTACTTTTATTATTAGATTTAAAATCAATAACTGCTTCACCATTTTTTTTAGTAGCATTAGATATTTCATTTAATGTTGCTTTTACTGAGGGTACAGTAGGTAAACTATCTACCACATCACTAGCTACAACTTTATCATATTGTTTTTCCAATGCATTTTGTGACCCTTTATATGCAGGTAATAGTTCATCCCCTAATTCATTAGTCATATTTTTTTCTAAATCATAAGGAGTAACCTTACTTGTCTTTTCTTTTAAAACTTCAATCTCAGTAAGTTTACCTTCTGCATCAGGTTTACCTGCACCAAATACAAGAACCTCATCTTCTTCAGTTGTTCTTCCAATCGTTTCTCTTATACTATTTTTTTCTTTTACTTCTAATTTTGATTTCTGTTTTGAACCAGTCTTTGCAACTTCTTCCTGAAGAGTATCTCCTAGTGTATCTGTTATACCTGTTAGGTCTTTTGGTTTAGGATTAACAAAATCAAATAAACCTTTAGCTGCTCTAAATAAAACATCAACACTTAAACCTAAACCCATACCTTCAGCAAATTGTTTTAATTTTTTTTGTGCAAACGTATCTTCAGGTTTAGCAATAAGGTAATCTTCCATAAATTGTTTTACACCTTCACCTAATACTGGTTTATCAACAAGAAGATTAGCAAGTCTAGCTTGGTCTTCATCAAATGCTAATACATCAGCAGCACCTCCTCTTATGCTAGTTTTTATTAAAGCCTTTGCAAGATTGTCTGACTCACCTATAATTAAATTAAGTCCAGGTAATTTTCCTATTTTACCTAAACCTGCAAAAGGAATTAAAAATTGAGTCATGTCTTGGGGAAGAGTGGTAATAATACCATCATCTTGATAAGGGTCAAAGACTGCTGTTGCTGCATCCTTGACACCTACTGGAGTTTTATCAACAATAAAATCTCTGACTGCATCTACAGTGTTTACAACTTTTTTTCCAGGGTCTCCTAATGAACCTATAACTTTACCTAGAACTTCAGTAGTAGATTTTGCAGCTTTATATATTGGTGGAGCTATTTTAAATTCTGATGAAATGTCTTCTTTAATATTAAATTTTTCTTCTTCACCTGTTAAACTTTCTCTTAATTTTTTTTCAGGTGATTTATAATAATTTTCAAATTCTATAGATTTTTTTTCAAAGTTATCTCGTGTAAAATTTTTTTGTTGTAAAAATTTATTTACATTTTCATCAGGTGCACCTAATTCTTTTAGTGCTTTTACTGTTTCATATATTTCACCAAAAGTTTTACCATAAGGACTTATATATTCTTCTTTATCAACAACTATAGGTTGTTCTTCTTCAACATCTGGAACAGTTTGAGCCTGTGGTTGAGGACCAAAGTCAATTACTTTTGGCTTAAAGCTAGATTTATTAAAATCAATTAATTTTTCTTTATCTTTATTTTTACCAAAATCTATTGTTTTTATTTCAACCATAACTGCCCTTTAAAAATAAAGACCATAGCTTCTTAACACTGCTTCAAAGTCTTGATTATTCATAACATTTGTTTTATAAGCCTTTGCCTTTTCTCCTTCACCTATTTCACCAAGAGTTCTAAATTTATAAAGTTCTGCTTCTGGATTAAAGTTAGGTTTACCATAAGGTATATTCGTACCATATTTCTTTTGATTATAAGCTGCAGACAACATTGCTTCAGCTTCAAGTTCAGCTTGTTGTTGTGTTTTCATATCTTTATCTTCCAGTATACCATCTTCAATCTCAAGAAAATTTTTCTTTAATATAGCATTTGCTAATGTTGCATATTGTTTTGATTTAATATTTCTTTCTTCTTCTGCAGGGTCTAAATTTTCATCTAGTGATACTCTTGTTCCCTCTTTATTATAACCAAAACCAAATCTAGTATCAGCACTTCTAGTTAAGTCATCACCTGAAGCATTAAGAATTGATATTAAATCTTTTCTTTTAATTTTAGTATCTTTATTAGCTTTTATTAAAGCATCTTTAGTAGTGTTTTCTGCACTATAAATAGTTTTCATAATGTCAGTAGTTCTATCAATTGCTTTATCTTTTTCACCTTTAACATCTTTAGTTAAACCAAGACTTTTAATATCTAAATCAAGAACTGTAGCCTTTTCAGCTAACTGTCTTGTTCTTTCATCTTTTTCTCTTTTTCTTTTTTGTTCAGCTATCTCTGTAAAACCTGGACCAGTTTCAGAGAATGCAGAACCTATTGCACCTAATGTACCTCTACTTGGGTCAGCTTCTAATGTCTTAGCACCAAATTGTGCAAGTTGCATAAATGCTTTGAACTTATCCATTCTCTCATCTTCTTCTAGTTCCTTATCAATTTCATCTTGATTTCTAACTGTTAAACCTTGTAACTCCCTTATTCTATCTTTTACTGATTTTGCTTCTTCTTCATAAGGAATACCTGCTCCTTTTATAAAAGAATCTCCAAGTGTTCTAAGAGCTTTTTCACCACCAATTGTTTTAAAATTTATATTGTTTAATAAATCTAAAGTTCCACCAGGAGCTTTTTTAACAATACTATTAAGACCCTTTGTAGATGATGCTGAAGTTTTATTTATTAAATCCATCAACATTTTTTTATACATGGTGTTTTCTTTTTTAGATATTTTCTTTTTAGGTGAACCACCATCTTTCATAAAACCCATTCTGTTTCTTACTTCTGCAGGAAGTTTAGATAAACCTTCATTGTCTTCAGGAACTTCTTTTAATGTTCCACCATCTTTAAATAAAGTTTTAGCTGCACCTGCTAAACCTAAAGCACCTGTACCTGCACCAATAAGTTGTTGACCTAATGAAGGTGTAGGTAGAATTGATTGTTGAGTTTGTGTGGTTGTTGGGTTAAGAGGAAACCCACGAATGATAGATTGATATTGTTGTAGACTTGCTTCAGGATATTGCTGTTGCTCTCTAAACTCTTGGAATCCTAAGTCTAATGCTTTTTGTGTTTGCTGTCTGTCTTGCTCACCTATACCTGCAAGTGCACCTAGTTCTTTAAATGCAAGACCTTGTTGCTGTGGTACAATACTAGCATACTGTTGCCCACCTGCAAGTTGTCTTTGCTTTTGTGATTCAAAGGCTCTCTGTGCTTCTGTAAAGGCAGCCTGTTGCCCTCTAGTTTGTATATCACCTAGCTGTTGTTGTAAGTTTCTATTAGCTTCAGCTTCTAATATAGCTTGTCTTGAACCACCAAATGAACCCTGTGCACCTATAGCTTCTGCAGCTATTTTTTGTTGCATAGGTTCAGCAGCACGTTGTGCTTCTCTCTTTTCTATATCAACTACATTCTGCATATAAGGAGACATACCACTTGCAATGTCTGAAGCTGTAGCTGCTCCTGTACCTGCAGCAGTTAAACCTTTAGCTACATCAAAACCTGGTTGCGAAGAACCTACTAATGATTTAATACCTTCTCTTGAAGCTAACTCTTCAGTTGTAAAAGGTGCAATACGAGGACCAGGGTATAAAGGATAACCTGCAGCCAGTCTTGATTCTTCCTGTGCCTGAGCCTTAGAAAGTATGTCAGTAATATAAGGTCTAAGTTCTGGAGGAAACTCTGCTTTTTCTACAACAGTAGATGTAGCAGCAGGAGCTGGTGCAGAACCACCACCTGAACCATACATTTTTAAACCAGTCTTACTATTAATTGTACCTGAACCACCAATTGATTTTAATAATTTTGCTTCATATGAATTAATATGAGCAAGTTCAGTGTCACCATCTTCACCCTGTGCTGCAATATCACAAGCAAGAGTTTCTAATAACCAAACTTTATATTTAATTGGTAATAGTTTTTGTACTATAAAACTAGAAATACGT